ATGCCCGTTATATAAATCGTCTAGCTCTTTAGCTTCTTCTTCGCTAATAGGTATCTTGTTTTTCTTCAGTTCATTTAATGCACGATACATTGCAGCTAATGCATTGTTTTTGAACCGAACAAAACGGTTGTCTAGGTTTAGCATATTATTCTCCTTATTTAAAAGGCCCCGTAGACTAAGTACGGGGCTCTATTTAATTAGTCATCCAGGTCTATAACCGATGGATACTCACCATTTTTAGAATCACAATACTGGATTTCTACTTTAATGGTTCTTCCTACGTCGGTTGCCAGGATTTTTCCGTTGGGGAACAAACGGTTTAGTTTCTTATCACCTAACTTGTAGGTTAATCCCCAGCGAAATGTATTTCCTTTATGCGTGTAAGCATACTGGACATACACGGTTTTGTCTCCTACGTTATTGAATTGAGGCACTACTGCTTCAATTACAACATCCCGAGCACCGGGTTTCGGAGCATGTACTTCGGTCGGCTGACCTAGTTCAACAAGGATTGTCGTTTCATCCATTGTTTTTTCCTCCTTAAGGATTTTCTTTTGGTCGAAACCAAAAATTTTCATATAATAATCTAGTCCTTCTCTCATATCTGTGCTCACTAACGTAAGGAGCAACCGGCCTGTTGTAGGGCGTCGGAGCAGGCTCGACACTTGGAGCAGGTATATGCTAACCTACCCTATAAATCGTCGAGCTCTACTAAATCTTTTATTTCAGTAACAGTCTTATATAAACGAATGGGTTTGATTGTTACTTCGCATAAATAGCCTTCCGATTGACAGCACTGTTTTAACATTCCTGCTACCCATCTATCGACATCAGCACCTTTTGCTTTGTCACCTTTTAATACCATGTGATGTGCAATAGAATCTAATCCATCAGCAGGGTCTGGGAATGGTAAATACGTTATTCCCGATTCGGTTATTTGGCTTTTACCTAAACATATAGTATAACACTTAAATGGTGGTATCACATTCATCTTCTTTTTTGCCATATTCTTCGCTCCATTTCTTGAAATCTTGTACCATGCCTATAAGCTTTATAGGTTTCCATTCTCTGCCTTCAATGCTATCAAATTCAGCAAATGAATAGCTGCAGTCCTGGTTTAGCTCGTTCAAATGCCACCACTTGCCAGACTTGGCTGTCATGACTGCAATGGTTTTTCTAGCTGTCAGATATACTCCGCCTACTACAAGCTCAACGTTGGGGGTTAATACCCACTCTAATGCCTCAATATATCCTTTGTTCTTACCACGTAAGAACGGAAACTCTTCAGAGGCAGTCTCCGCAGAGAGTCTAACTCGTTTAAGTAACGTCTTAATTTGTCTAGGCGTTTTCATTTGAGTTCACCTCCAGGTTGTAGTTCTCAATGCCATTACTATTGGCATGGTGTACTGCAGAATATACATTGTCAAATCCATGTATTACAATGGTACGAGGACCATCTTTGTAAGTGATAGAGCAACACATATTTATTCTCCTTGTTTAGCTTTCTGGGCAACCAAATTATTGTACAGTTCAGTTGCTTCCTCAACGGTCATTTCTGACCATTCGGATACTTTGTTACCGGCTTTTATGTATACTTGAAGAGCCTCTTCGATTGTATTGCATGCTAGATACGGAGCACGATAGTCTCCGTTTAGTATTAAAAACGTATTTAGATGGGCAACTGGCTTGTTATTAAACGTTAATTCCTTTTTTAGTACAAGCGCAGTCTCTGCGTCATTACCCATGTATGGGTTAGGATTATATGACACGTACCATCTATCATCGTTAGGCATAGTCAATACGTAATTGTACGAGCCATCAGAATGTTTGTGTAATACGAACGTATTAGGCATGGAATCCTCCTACTGTATCTTCTTTTAATTCTTCACGAGACTTCTGTGCTAATGTAGCAATTACTCCGCCTACTATCATGATAGCATCATGTATTTTTTCGTTTTTAGATTCGTCTGGGGAAAGTCCACCAGCAGCTTTTAAAGTCTTATCTAAAGCGAATAATACTTTCAGGGTAATCTGTAAATCGTTTAACGCTTTAAATTTCGCTTTGTCATCATGCACTCGCATGCATATAGCGGCTTGTTCATAGAAGTCTTTGCCAGTCTGCGGAGTTTTAATGCAGCTGGGCATGACACAAATCTTCAAGCCGGTAGTAAGGCTTTCAGTCTGGTTGTATTCTTCCATATGCTGCGTCATTTGGCTTAAATTATCGGTTGTTTCCTCGTAGTCTTCGATAATACTGCTGCCATTTTTAACGTAAATGTAATAATTTTTATGCATATTTAATCTCCTATTGTAAAAAAAGCCCCCGTTTTGATACAGGGGCTTATTGTTTTTTATTTTAAATCCTCTTTGGATGCAGGTTCAAAGTCGTTAGTATATCCTACTGCGATAGGTTCACCTTCTACATAACGAATGAATCTGGGTAACACTAACAATACATCTGAAGAAGCTTTTTGTATTTTGAGGATGGTTTCTGCCCATGCGTTTTCTGCAGACTTTTCATCACGTTCTAAACCACTCACTTCAATGAAGGTTTCATGGCTTTGCGTTTGTTCTGCAGTCTCTGGCAGGAATACACCATATACTTTGAACGAATAGTAGCGACGTTTCTCGGTATCATATTCGTTGATAGCAACTTCTTTTTCAATGAAGTTAATGTCATTGACACCGTCAATGCCGGTGACTTTGAACATAGACTTAACTTCTTTGACCGGTTTAGCCGGGATTTTTACTTCCATCTTATTGATTTCTTTCATGTTTAACATACGTATTCTCCTATACGACTTAATTTAATACAACTAAAATAAAAGCCGCCTAACACGTAGTTAGACGGCTCTGATGATGAAAATACTGCGCTTTATCAAGCGGCAGGTTGTTCAATAGGTTGTTCTTGAGTTACAGTCTCTTGGTGTTCTACTTGTGTGTATCTCAAGATACGTTTAGCAAACGATGCATTAAAGGACTCTTTTGCAAGGATTTTAAACTCTTGTCTTTCATTTGCAATGAGAGCTTTGTAATGTTGCTTGCATTTATCTACTCTTACCAGATAGTCGTGTCTTAAATCACGCAATTCTCTGTTCTTTTGCGTCTTTAAGTCAGCTACGGTATCTCTCATATTGCTGAAGGCAATTCTGATTTTGGGGTCTTTTATTACATCAAGACCGGCTCCGATTGTTTCTTTTGCAGTTACTACATAGGATTTGATTGTGTTTAGCATACTTTATTCTCCTTTACGACTTGATTTGATTAACTTCATGAATTTGTTTAGGTCATAAGCCATAAATAGGCCTAATACGACACTGGCTGTTAAGTTACTGATACCTGCTATACTGCCAGCAGAAGTAAAGAATTTAACCAACAGCGAAATGCCTACATTGGATATGATTGCAACTATCCAGGCAGTCTTTTTGATTACTACCATATCACCGTTGAATATATCATCGGCTGCACTCATACACCAGTATAATGTGAATCGTATCTGGCGATAGAGTACGTATTGAATCAAAAATTGTGCAGCTAATAGTATAAAGAACATGTTTTGCATATTTAACTCCTTGTGTTAATTTCTTTTATTGATAATTTGACTCATATTCCAATAGTCTATTGCTTCTACTCTGGTTTCGCAATTGAATACCATGTTTCCGCATTCTTGGCATTGAGCATAATAGTTTAAATCGGGTGAATGCTTGATTATAATATGATTGCTTCCACATGTACAGGTTTGCATATTTTACTCCTGTTAAATGAAAAATTGTTTGTTAGTTACATCTAATATGAAGGTGCTGTGTCCTTCTAATGGCTCTATATCGAATGCATTTTTATAGCGGTTATACATAAATTGATAACCAGTATCATCTATTAGTTTGTTTAAGCTGATTGTCCATATTTGTCCAGCTTCTTCATACCATACTTCAGCACCAGTACTTATGAGTGCTAATGCTTCTTGTATAGTAATAAGTTTTTTATGCATATTTGCCTCCGTTTTTGCGGCTTCGCCCGCTTCGTTACTTTCTTTCTTTTAATATATATAATATATATATATTTATTATATATATATTATTATTATTTCTTTCTTTGCGCCCTTATTATTATATTTATATATATATATTATTTATATATATATTATTTATAATAATAATAATAATAATATATACAGCTGTTGATAGTGTGGATAACTCGCTTGCTACCCGTCGTGCTGCTGGGCTGTGGATAACTTGCTTTGTCCAGCGCACATGCCTGTGGATAATGTGGATAACTATTTAATATTTGCTTATAATATAAGGATAATTATAATAACATTTACCTGTGGATAACATAAAGAACTCGCAAGAGTGCCAGCGGAGCATGGCAAGCGAGCATAGCGAGCATCAGCCTGGAGGGCTGACTTGCGAGACCATGCCGGAGTTTTATAAACATGAGAAGGGTTGACTTGCGAAAAAAGCAATAGGCCTGTGGATAACTCTGTGGATAGTGTGGATAAGTACAAAAAATAAGGCCCCCTTTCGGGGGCCCTATCTATTTCAGTTCTTCCATTTCTCTTTCTATTATATATATTGTATCGTTCATTTCGGTATTGAAATGTTCCAGTTCGGGGTCATCTTGCCACCCCTCGGTGCGTTGTATATCGCTCATTATTTCGTATACCAAATCACGTTTACAACGTAAGGCCATTAGTTTAATATCTCTCATACCTTTGTTATACTTGCTTAAGTGTTCTATCATATTTCAACCTCGTATTGTTACCAATTAGAGCGGTCCACGTTATCGGGGCAATCGTACTCGCTTACATATTTTTCATAAACTTTGCGCCTATAATCAGTATGTTTTGCTTTGCGCTCCCACGAAAATGTACCACTGTTCAGCATACCTGTTTCACTAATATCATAATAATTCATATTTTCACCTATTTTAGAGTAGGGGGGGTTTCCCCCCCCTTTGCTCTATTTTTCTATCTCTAGGTCATTGATATAGCATTTTGCTATACCTTGCCCCTCTACATACTCAATGTATCGGGGGATAACAAGTAACTCAAAGTCGGCTACTTGTAGGGCCTTTACGACTCGGGCCCATAAGTTATCTGCGTCGCTTTGTACGGTTGCCAGTCCAGTAACTATCATTACCGTTTTTGCACTGTCTACAATGTCTTTGCCATTTCCCAGCCACTTGCCGTATAGTCGTATCTCTACGAACTTTCTGGTGGTTGGTTGGTCGTACTCATTGGCCGGTTGTATCTCTTTTTCTACGATTTCAACGTCCTGCAAATCGTCAAGTGATACGACCGAGAAAGTACACTTTTGGCCTACGACAGGGCGAGCGGGTACGACAACTTCAAGGGTTTTTGCTTGCTCTCTAGTTATCATTTTTTGCCCCCTTCTAACTCGGTTTTTACTTCCTGAACTAGGGACTTGCTTGCTTCCTGTACGCACCCACGTAGGGCGTGTACAAGGTCAATCAAGTTTTTGTATCCTACAAAGTACACTACGACTAGGATAACAAGTATTTTCATCATCATTTTCACCTATCCCGTACGGATTGCGCCCGTATAGGTTGCGCCTATCGTACAGGGGTACTGCCAAATTGTCAATGAACTTGCAAGCCCTTTCGCTTGCTACAAACACATTAAAGCATATAACAGCGTGCCCTGTCTTTTGTATGTTTTTGCCGAACGCACGCACGTACCTATAATGGCAAAAAGTAATTCTTACCCCACCCCCCTATGGGCACACGCGCGCACGGGGCCTTTCCTCACAAAATAGGGAACCCAATATAATCCCCATCAAACAGCCTATCATCCCAAACAAATTCTTTGTTTACAAAATAACGCCAAATAATGTAATCAAACTATTTTGTTTACAAAAGAATGTAATCAAGGATAACCTAGACTCAGCTGTAGCTGAGGCTCATGGTATGAGCTAGCGAATAGCATGCTTTTTCCAGACACCAATTCTTTTGCTCAAAAATGGGTCCTGTTATTGTTTTTAATGGGTTCCCATACGTTTCCCTTGACAAACACATAAACGTTGTTTATAATGGCACTATGGATAATAATGATTTGTTGGGTATACAGCAAGAGCTGCCACTAGAAGTGGATGTACTGCCTAGCGTGCCTGCGATAGATAGCACACGGTATAATGTGGCTATTGAGCAGCATGCTCAGGATGTGAAGAATGCTGTAGACATGGAACGGGAGTTGCGTAAGAGTGAATTAGCGCAATGGGCCAGCAAGCAAAGGATAATCAGTAATGCTCCGCCAACCGTAAAGCAATTACGCAGAATCCATAAGAAGTTGAAACATGGGGCTACGATAGTAAAGGCGATACGGAAGGTATGTAGTTATACTACCTGGCAGAAGTGGAAAGAGGAGTATCCTGAGGTAGCGGCTATGGAAGAGCAAGCCCGGCAAGAGTATGTGGAAGATTTACTGGACAAGAAGTTGGAAATAGCCCAGCGTCCGAAAGGTAGGATGGTCAATGTAGCAGCTGATAAGCTCGAAATGGATGAGTTACAGAACCGTATTGACCGCATTGATAGACTTACTGAGATACGTAATAAAAAAAATTCCGCCTTCGGCGGAAACTTGATGCCGATACAAATAAATGTAGGATATGGGAAACCCAAAGGAACTTAATATACAGTTGGCTCAGATATATGAGCCATTGTGGAAAAAGAAACGTATGAAGGCTATGTTTGGAGGCCGTGGTGGTGGTAGGTCTCATAACGTGGCCCGTTATATTTTGATACGCTCACTACGAGAAAAGTTGCGTATCTGGTGCGCCCGGGAAATACAAAATTCAATTTCCGATTCAGTACAACACTTATTTGTGGAACTCATTGAAGAGTACCACTTGGAAGACTATTTTAAGATTACGGACCAAGATATAACTTGTTTATTGACTGGTTCGTATTTTATGTTTAAGGGGTTTCGTGGTTCTGGTGGTACGTATTCTGCAGAACGTCTAAAAGCGTATGAAGACTTCGATATTCTGTGGGTGGAAGAAGCCTCAGCTTGTTCGATGGACTCGCTAAACGTCGTTTCAAAGACTATTCGTAAAGAAGGGTCGGAACTGTTATTTACGTTCAATAGAGTACTGGAAGAGGACCCTGTCTGGCGGTTTACATGTTATGATGTTGGCGATATATATACCAATGGGTATTTTGAAGACGAAGACCGTATCGTAATCTACGCCAATGTAGAAAGGAACGAATTTGCTACTTCTATTCTGTATAAGGAACAAGAGCAGGATAAGAAACGTCTTACAGTAGACGAGTATAACCGTATTTGGCTGGGCTATCCAGACCGTTCCGGGGGCATGAAGGCATTCTTCTCTAGAGATATTATTTATAATAATTTCAGAATCCCGGAAGATGCTGTGGTAGACATGTATGAACCTATATGCGGATTTGACCCTAACGGTGGAGGCAAAGACTCTGCTTGCGCCGTGTGCAGACAAGGGCCCAAAATAACAGCCATACACGTTTTCAGGGATATTAAAGACCCCTTGGAACTGGCCAATATGTTTATAGACTTTAAGCGACAGCATGGAGCTAAACGTGCTTATTGCGATAGAGGCTATGGACAAGCCGTAATTGCTATAGCCAGACAACAAAACGAGGCTATTATACCGGTTGATTTCGGTGGTAGGTCTATTAGCAACGAGAATTGTATTAACCGAAGAGCGGAAATCTATCAACGATTTAAGGAATGGTTACAAGATGGAGGGTATCTAGGTGACCCTAAAGAAAACGAAATTATCGAGCTCAAAAGAGAGCTGCAAGCAGTCGAATACAACCTGCGTAAATCAGACGACGGAAAGATTGCACTCGGACCTAAGGACGACATTCGTAAAAAACTCGGCCATTCCCCTGACCGTGCCGACGCTGTTGCCCTTACGTTTGCTGGATTTAAAGATAGAATTATAAAGAATTCACGTGGCATTGAGTTGGTTGATAGCGGATATGCTCAAGATGGCGATTATATGGTACAAAATTACGAC